GCGTGCGCGATCCGATGCGATGCGTCCGGTTCTCTGTTTAAGTACGCGTCGAGACGCACGTCCCCCCCATACCCTGTCCGCATGCGACGTCATCACGACGAGACATGTACCGAGCGATGAAGGTGCGAATCCCCCGTAAGGGTCGCTGCCGTCTGCGCGCTATGTGTCACGGGCGTGACGTTTTAGACCGTGCGGTCGCACGGGGCCTGCTTCCCGATTCCTTATCGCTTCGGGCTATGCCCTCAGTCTACCCCCGTCGACCACGGAAAGCCACGCTTTCAGGCTGAAAAACAGGTGCTGGGCTACTGGTTCTGCATCGTATTAGCCTCCGGATGGCGTTAACCTGGTGTAGATGACACAGAACTAGGGCTTGTAGCCCCTCACAGGTACGCAGTGGGTGGTTGGTTGTCTGTGGGTCTGTTAGGCGCTTAGAGGGGAGTTTTGGGATGGACTGGTGGTTGTGGGCTGCGACAGGGTTCTTGTGTACGTCGCCGTTGATTGGTGTGGGGCTGGCGTTGTGGGTGAACCGTGGCTAATCAGGGGCCGAGGATCTATACGCATCTGGTGGCGACGAAGTTGTCGTCGGAGCAGCGGGCGTTTGTGGAGGAGGCTCGGGGGTCTCTTGATGTGTCGCAGTACCTGCGTCTGTTGGTGGTGCGGGAGAAGCGTCGGGTCTCTAGGGACACGCCCTAGACGCTACACATACCTGTATCCGATACACATAGGTGTAGCGTGTGGGTATGAGTAAGAGCGAGGCGTTCCTGATGCGGATGGAACCCGAGATGGCCGACCAGGTCCGGGCCCGCGCGAAAGAGAAGGGCTTGTCGATGAACGAATGGTTGAACCGTGCCGTGAAGGCTGGACTGGTGATGCAGAACAAGTCTCTGACTGTCACGGTCACCACGAAGATGGAGTTCTGATGGCATCCCTAGGATCAGTACGAGTGTTCTGTCCCATCTGTGGGCAGGCGCTCCACGTGGAGGTCGTCATTGACACCATCGAAGTGAGAGACGGATACCTCGATCTCGTGATGAGGCCACAGCGCCCCACGCACACCTGTGGGTGGTGAGGTCTGATGGACACCGTGAAGGGCTACGGGGTCAGCAACATCATCTCCCCCACCGACAGCGACGAAGTGCTGCTCCTGAAGATCCGTGCCTCCATGGACATGGCGACCACCCACCTGCGGCGTCTCACGCACGACGTGGAACGGCCCATCGTCCTCATGGTCGTCGCGGAGATGCGTATCCCCGAAGAGGAACTGGAGTGCCCCCACTGTGGGATCATCCCGGCACGGGCTGACGGGTTCCACTACTGCGACCGCGTCGACTGGATCGAGGACGACAAGTGAGAATCTTCTGGCAGGCGTTCTCGCTCTACGTCGCTGGCATGTCGCTGGCGTCGATGATCACCACAGAGATCGAAGGCCACGCCACCTGGCGGTCGATCTTCGCCTTCGCCGCCGCCTGCATCATCGCCACGCTCGCCTGGTCCAAGGAGGACTGATGACGCTCATCAACTGCACCTGCGTCGCCGACCTCGTAGACGGCGAACTCGTTATCACCCTCATCGACCCAGCCTGCCCCTTCCACAAGGAGAACTGATGACTGTCCTGATCGGCCGAGTCGTCGGAGAGAACGACGACGGCATCACACTGTTCATCCCCAAGGACATCCACGGCGAGTTCCACCTCGAAGGTGGGGAACAGTTCTTCACCCTCTGTTTCGTCCGACCCGACGACGACGGGAACCTCGCCGCCTGGATCCCGTGGGAGGAGTGATGGCAACCGTGACCATCCAAGTACCCGACGACGTCATCGCCCGCATCGAAACCCTGCGCGGCCCAATCTCCATCCCCACCGTCTGCTCAACCCTGCTGATGATCGGCTGGGCCGAAACTCTCGCCCCCACCAAGGAGGACTGATGGAACCCATCTACTGGAGGCCCTACGCTCTCTCCGGGCACCAACTGTGGGCCTGCTCCAAGTGCCGTGCCCTCGTCCTCGATGAAGGCCAGTGGTTCCACGAGGAGGAACACAGGCGGATCGAGGCGATACTGGGCATCGTCACGGCACCACTCACCCTCGCCACCGAGATGCGCGTCCGGAAGGAGGGCGACTGATGGAAGAGATTGGCTGGGTCTACCAAGACACGTACGGCTGGCACATGAAGTGCGGATTCACCGGCTGCGGCGTCACCGACTACAACGAGAAGGGCCTGGACAAGCCAGCAGCCGAGGCCGCACTACAACGGCATGCCGAGTACTCACACCCCCGACTCATCACGGTCTACCGGCACGACGCACCACGAATCCAAGAAAGGCAGAACCAATGAACCTCCGCACCAAGGTCCGAGTGATCCTGCACATCCTCCGAGGCAAGCCCACCGCCTACAGGACGAACTTCCAAGGCCACCAGGTCGTCGAGAACGACAGCCTCTTCGTCGAGTGCACCTTCACCGGCCCCACCAGCAGCGGCTGGTACGTCCGCTACAACCCCGAAGTCGGCAACAGGACCTGGGCCGACTTCCCCATCGACGACACCTTCATCCGCTGGGGCGACAAGTCGTGACCGCCCAAGAGATCACCAACGCCGAATGGGCGCTGCTCCTGTTCCTCCGAGACAGGGACTACACCCCCTACCGAGTCCTCCAGATCATCAGCCAGGTGGAAGACGAAGAGACAGCAGCCGTCCTCGACGACATCTTGGGCCCCCGACCTAAGTTGCCCGGCGAAGGCATCAAGTGGGCCTTCCTCGGCACCGACAACCCCCACGTCCACCCATGAGCGTCGTCAAAACCGTCCCCTGCCCCTTCTGCGGCACCGGCGCATACCAGCCCTGCCGCGACGAACGAGGACGGTTCATCAGCCAGATCCACATCTCGCGCAACACCCGCTACCAAGACGTGTGGGACTGATGGGCTACATGGACGAGTACTGGGACTGGGCCGACGCGATCGAAGCCGACGTCTACGAACTACTCCCACCCGGATACCTGGACGCATCCCGTCACGGAGATGAGAACATGGGTACCGAAGCAACACCCCCAACCAAGGAGAACCAATGAGCGACAAGACCTACCCCGACGTCCCCTGCTCCGCTTGTGGAGCCCTCGCAGGCGAGCCCTGCGTCTCCTCATCCGGCAACGACGTGAAGAACCACGCCGAACGAGAGTCGCTCCTGGACGCGCAGGCTGGACAGATCCAGCCCCAGGTCGGCCACTCCGACGACTGATCGACAACACACCCCATGAGAGAGAGAATGATTCTCAGTTACCGAGCGGTCGGAGAGGAGGCCGTCATGCACACCCAAGTCGCCAACCCCATCGCCACCGAAGAGGGCACCGTCTTCTTCGTGGAGTGCGCTGAGTGCGGCCCCCTCGGTCTCTTCTCCGACACCTCGGTCGTGGACGAGATGCTCGACCACGCCAAGGCAGGAGTCTGATGGTCTACATCCTGCACACCGCCACCTGCCTCCACTGCGGCCAAGTCATCGAGGAACAGGAGTGGGGACAGACTGGACGGTTCTGGATGCACGTGGACGTGAAACACCGCTTCACCAGCAGCCACGTCGCCACCCCGGCACCCGACACAACCGTCGCCCACGAACACCGCTAACCCCCCTCACTGGAAGTTCGTAATGCTCACGTTCATCTTCTGGACCATCTACCTCGCCCTCGGGTGCGCCACCGTCGTGTGGACCTCCGCGCTCGGCTACCTCGACGTCGAAGACATCGCCGAATGGTTCATCGCCCTCGCGCTGATCTTCCTGTGGCCCTTCGCGCTCGGCTTCGCTCTTGTCGTACTCGGTGTCTCCGGACTCATCGTCTGGGGCAAGAAGATCGGAGGAATCAAGTGAACGCCGTCGAACGGCAGATCCTCAGGTACGCCATCGCTGCGTACGAGAACAGCGACACCATCAACCGCTCCGACACGGAACTCATCGTCACGGGACTGAAAGAACTCCTCGACGAAACCGAAGCGGACGTCGTCTTCGTCCCCATCCCACAGGAAGAGGAAGACTTCTGATGTACGTCGGAGTCTCCTACCTGATGCTGTTCATCCTCCTCGGCATCGCCTTCGCCATCGGACTCTGGATCGGCTACAAGATCGGACGGTGGTTCTAGTGAGGTCAGGCAACGTCCGCTTCCACTCGGCGCTCGACCAGATCATGGTCGACATCGACACCCTCACCCCGCACCCCGAGAACGCCAACAACGGCGACGTGGACGCCATCATCGAGTCCATCCTCGTCAACGGGTTCTACCCACAACCCCTCGTAGTCGACTCCCGCAACGGCGAGATCATCATCGGGAACCACCGCTACTTCGCGTTGAAGGAACTCGAATCCGACGTAGCGCCCGTCTTCTACGTCGACTCAGACGACGAGATCGAGATCATCCGGATCATGCTCGTCGACAACCGCACCAACGACCTGCGCCGCTACGACATGGGCCAGTTGAAGAACCTCCTCGAACGGCTCTCCACCACCAAGAGCGGCCTGAAAGGCACCGGGTTCGCCGACGACTACCTCCAGAAGTTGGCTGAAGGCGACCGCCGCTCCACCGAAGCCATCAACGACGCCAACGCCAAACGAGACCCCGTCCCCATGGCCGGTGGTGGCGGCATCATGTTCCTCGAAGTCACCGAGACTGACAGGCAACGCTTCAACAACCTCACCGAAGGAGCCTCCGACACGGAACGGTTCCGCTACCTACTCGACCTCGCGGAGGACGCATGACCGCCAAGTTCAACCGGGCAGACGCATCAATCACCATCCCGATCTACATCCCCGAAACCGGGGACATCGTGGAACACCAGATCGAGATCGCCATCACCGCGCCCCTCACCCCCGACGAGATGGTCAACGCCATCGGCGTCACCCTCCAGACCGCTGTCGCAGCGTCAGTCAGGAAGCCCGAATGAAGTGCCCCGTCTGCCAAGAGTTCCCCGAAGAGGAGTGGGTCATCTACGACTCACTGTGGGGATACGTCTGTCCCGAAGGGCACCGGTGGGTCTACGACTACGAGAGGAACGAGTTGGGTGAGGTAACCTGACACCAACTTGCTTTCAGACTGAAACGAGGCAGTCATGACCGAGTCAGAACTGCAGGACCGAATCATCGGCCTGTGCGACTGGCTCGGTCTCCTCGTGTACCACGTCAACCGCTCCGACAAGGCCCTCGTCTCCTCGAAAGGATTCCCCGACCTCGTGATCACCGGCCCGATGGGCACCGTGTTCGCAGAGTTGAAGTCACAGATCGGGAAACCCACCCAGGAACAGAAGGAATGGCTCGGCACCCTGGCCCGCAGCAACGAGCGGGTCTACCTGTGGCGTCCATCCGACTGGGACAACATCATCACGATCTTGAAGGAGGTCGCAGGCCGATGACCATCGAAGAGACCGAGAAGGGTCTCCTCCAGAGGAACCCCAACCCCGCAGAGCGCAAGAGCATCGACCGGAAGGCCGACTCTGCGCTCGAACTGCGTCTCGCCGGTGTCCGCTGGGACGAGATCGCCGAAACCCTCGGCTACGCCTCACCCCAGTCAGCGAAGACCGCCGTCGAACGTGCCCTCCAGCGGAACCTCATGGACCGCAAGGAAGACACCGACGACCTGCGGCGCATGGCCGCGTCACGGTACGACCGGCTGCTGCGTTCGGTGTGGCCGAAGGCGATGGACCCCGGCACCGAAGATGCCCCCAACCCCGACCACCTCTCCGCCGTGAAGACCGCCGCCGAGATCACCGACAGGTTCGTGAAGTTGTACGGCCTCGCCGCCCCGACAGAGATCGCGATCCGCACCCCAACCCAGCAGGAACTAGAGACGTGGGTGCAGGAAGTGTCAGGGAAGAAGCCACTCGAAGAGGCAGACCCGTTCGACATCGTGGACGGCGAAGTCGTCGAAGAAGTCATGAGAGACGACCCGGAGGACTGATGCACAAGAACGTGCAGTTCCAAGTCCGTGTACGCCCCGACTTCGTGCCCCTACTCCTGCGCGCCATCGAACAGTCCGGCCTGCGCCGCTGGGAGTACCTGGAGAAGATCGTCCTCGACATCGTCGGCGACGAGAACGCCATCCCCGAATGCCCACCCAACCGGAAGGGCATGTACCACGACTACTGGACCCGCTACTCCCGTGTGCCGTTCATCGTCACGGTCCACGGCCTCGCGCTGCTGAATCGTGCCCGCCGCAATGCAGGCCACAAGTCTCTGTCGGCTTTCCTCCGTCAGAGCCTCATCGAACAGGTGTGCAACGATCTGGAGATCAACCCGGACCGTATCCCGCCGATGCGGCACAAGGAGAAGGGCATGGGATTCGGGTGAGCATCGACCCGGAGGCGTTCAAGAAGTGGGACAAGGCGTCGCAGGAGACAGCCCTCGCGATGCTTCAGGCACGCGAACACGACACCTACAAGCCGTTCTTCTGCCCCAAGCCCGGCTGCAACGGCAAGCCCCACGAGTCTGACGACGGCTGGGACCACAACCACGCCCGCAAGGACCAGCGGCCCCCCTCTTGGGCGGGGGACTGGCTGACGTTCCTCATGATGTCGGGACGTGGCGGCGGGAAGACGATGGCCGGGTCGAACATCACCCACGGGGTAGCCAAGCGGGTCAAGGAGATGGCACTCATCGGTGTCACCGGCCCCGACCTGCGAGAGACGATGGTGGAAGGACCCTCAGGGATCCTCGCCACCGCACCCCCCAACTTCCGGCCCATCTGGGAGCCGTCACGACGCAGGCTCGTGTGGCCCAACGGCTGCATCGGCCACGGATTCTCCGCTGAGGAACCAGACCGTGTCCGTGGTGCCACCGTCGGTTTCGCCTGGCTCGACGAGGCTGCGTTCATCGACAAGATCCAGGAAGTCTGGATGAACCTCCTCCTCGCCCTCCGTGAGATGGTGGCTGTCGGAAACCCGCACGTCATGATCACCACCACGCCACGGGCCACGAAGTTCATGAAGGAACTCGTCAAGGACCCCCAGACGATCCTCCACCGGGTCTCCACCTACGAGAACCTCGACAACCTGTCGTCGGTGTTCCGCCAGACCGTCCTGTCCCGGTTCGAGGGCACCCGGATGGGGCAGCAGGAGTTGTACGGCGAGATCCTCGAAGACGTCGAAGGTGCCCTCTGGAACACCGGCATGTTCAACTACGAGAAGGAGGCCCCCGCTCTCGCAGGGGTCGTCGTCTCTGTCGACCCGGCCGGTTCAGCGAACAAGAAGTCCGACGAGACCGGCATCATCGTCGTCGGCATCGTCGGCTACGGCAACGACTTCAAGTGCTACGTGCTGGAGGACGCCACGGGCAAGTACACCCCCAAGGGGTGGGCCACGAAGGCGGTCATGCTGCGGGAGAAGTACAACGCGATGGCTGTCGTCGTGGAACGCAACTACGGCGGCGACATGGTGAAGCACACCCTGAAGTCCGTCGAAGAGACCGTCCCCGTCATCACCGTCGACTCCCGCAAGGGCAAGGAGATCCGCGCCACCCCCGTCGTCGGCCTCTACGAGCAGGGGAAGGTCATCCACGTCGGAGAACGCGGCGACCTCGTCGACCTCGAAGACGAGCAGACATCATGGATCCCCGGAGAGTCTCCCTCACCGAACCGGATCGACTCCCTCGTGCACGGAGTCACCCACCTCACGAAGTATCGGGGCTCCGGGAAGATCACCGTCCCCGGACGCTCCATGACCGAGGAACGCACCCCCGGTGGGGTCATCCTCCCCACTCGTCGCGCCGGGGTCACCCAGGCCGCGAAGACCACACGTCGAAGGAGTACCGTCGCATGGCCTCGCTGATCTTCGACCTGCTGCTACTCGCCGGGTTCACCATCCGAACCATTCGACTCGTCTGCACAGACACGATCAGCGACCGGTACCTGCGACGCCACATCGTCGCCTGGGCCGACCGCGACGAAACCGGGCGACGAGAGTTCTGGGCCGACGGAATGGAGTGCGGCTACTGTGTCGGATTCTGGCTCTCCGGGCTCTGTCTCCTCACCCTGATGCTCGCCGGAGGCCCCGGTGATGCGGCGATCTGGTGGCGTGTCCTGGCAGGATGGTTCACACTCAACTACGTGACCGCCCACATCTGGTCCCGAATCGACTGAGGAGAGACATGGCTTCCCTGTTCGGGACACGACAGCCTGACGAGGACGTCGCCCACGCGACCGCTGTCCTCCGGCGCATCCGCAAGGGCCAGGACACCCTCACCGCCTCGGCGCGACGGATCACCAGCCACAAGATCGAACGCATCAAGGTCAACTCAGACTCCACCGAAGCGTGGGACATGCGGGGCCTCGTCGGTGAGATGCGGTTCGTCACCAACTCGATCGCGGTCAAGGGCTCCAAGGCGAAGTTGTTCGTCGCCAGGGTCCCCTCCAACCAGGAGGACGACCCGGTACCGGTGAAGCGCGGCGACGCCCTCGACGCGTGGCGCGAGTTCACCAAGTACACCGACGTCCGCGAACTCATCAAGCGGTGTCTCGCGAACCTCCAGGTCACCGGTGAAGGCTACCTCGCCGGTGTCCCCGGAACTCTCCTCGGCCACGACTGGGAGGAGATGGAGTGGTTCTTCCTCTCTAAGAACGAGGTCAAGGCCGGGGCCGGTGAAGACGACGTCACCCTGAAGATCCTCGGCAGCAAGATCAACACCACCAAGTCTCAGGTGACGCTCGTCGAGGTGTGGAACCCGCACCCCAACGACTCGTCCATGCCTGACTCTCCGGTGCTGTCGGCGATGCCGATCCTCCGTGAGATCGTCGGCCTCACCATGCACGTCTCGGCGCAGATCGACTCTCGCCTCGCCGGTGCCGGAATCCTCGCTATCCCCCAGTCCGCGACCCTGGCGGTGGAGACAGAGGACGACGAGTCCCAGATCGACCCCTTCACTGCTGCGTTGATGCTGGCGATGGAGACGGCGATCTCCGACCGGTCCTCGGCTGCCGCGCTGATGCCGATCACCATCACCATCCCCGACGACGCGGTCGGGAAGTTCGAGCACATCAAGTTCTGGACAGACCTCGACTCCGAGGCGAAGTCGCTGCGCGAAGAGGCCATCCGCAGGTTCGCGACCGCGATGGACGCCCCTGCGGAACTGCTGCTCGGCCAGGCCGACATGAACCACTGGGGTGCCTGGGTCTCTCGTGAGGAGACGATCCAGAACAACGTCGAGCCGCTCCTCGACATCCTCGTCCGGGCCATCAGCCAGGAGATCCTGTGGCCCGTCCTCGTCGACTCCTACGACCTCGACGAAGACGTCGCCCGCACCTTCTGCATCCACTACTCCACCACCCACCTCATCTCCCGGTCCAACCGCACCCAGGACGCGTTGAACCTCCACGCCCGAGGCGTCATCTCTGACGAGGCGCTGCGGAACGTCGCCGACTTCGACGAGAAGGACGCACCTGCTGTCCTCATCACGGACCCTGCGATGAAGGTCGTCATGGATCTCGTGAAGGCATCACCTTCACTCGCGGTGAATCCAGGTATCCCGTCACTCGTCGAGCAGATCCAGGCGATGATGGACGCTGGCGGGTCATCCTCCGACACCGGGAACGCGTTGAAGCCACCGGAGGAGAACGCCAACCCGACCGGGCCGTCAGAGACCCCGGCACAAGGACTACCGCCCGGTGAGGGCGGAACACGAGGAAGCGAGAGCCAGTGAACGGCAACCCGTCGAGCAGCACGAAGGTTACCGACTTGAAGCGTCCCCCGAAGGGGGCGGGTCCTGGGGAGAAGTTTCAGACTGAAACCGTCGCCCCCTGCCCGGTGTGCGGATCGTTCGCACAGACGAGCCTGAGGCAGACTTCCAGCCTCCTCGCTGTCTGCGACGTCCTCGTCGTCACCTTCCTGAAGACCTTCGGGAAGCGGATCGTCCGAGCAGACCGGTCACGGTTCGGCAGGCTCCAGGGGCGACCCTTCTATGAGGCCCACACCATCTGGCCCCAGACCCGCGACCACGTCGAACGTGGCCTCAACGGAGCCTGGGACGTCATCCCTGCTCTCTTGACCCAGCACGGCTGCTGCGGTGTCACCGTCAAGGAGATCACCGCCTGCCTCGACGAGTACGCGATGGACCTGCTCATCACAGGAACCCCACACCGCATGGACGAACTGCGTTACCGCATGGAGTCACGCCTCGGGATCGCGTTCCCCGAGGACTGATCCAACCGGTGGTAACCTCGTGTCGTCGCTGGCGGTGCGGGCCGGACTTTCCTAGGAGGAGAGACATGTACCGCAACACCAAGGCGTTCCGAGTCGCAACCCGACTCCACCAGTTCACTGCCGTACAGGCTGAGCCTCAGGTCCAGCACCAGTTCCAGCCGTTCTCCGGCATCGCCGTGTTCGAGGGGATCCCCACCGGCGACGGTCGACTCATCGAGAAGAACGCGCTCCGCTGGGAGGAAGCGCTCCCCATCCCGCTGCAGTTCTCCCCCACCGGTGGTGGACACGACGACGTCCTCGACGTCGGATGGGTCGACTCCATGGAGCGTCACGGCTCCGAGATCCGGTACGCCGGTCGCTACGACCTATCCTCCGAGGTCGGGCGGCAGGCTGCGTCGCTGGCGAACCAGCAGGACGGCACCATCGGCCTCACCCCCCACGTGTCCATCGTCATGGACGAGATGTCGTTCAGCGTGAAGGTCCGCAAGGAAGTCCTCGACGCGATGGACGAGGAGATGCAGGCCCTCCTCGACGGCGAGGTCCCCCCGGAGCCTGCCCCCGACGAGAACGGCTACGTCACCGTCTACGAGCAGAAGGACGGCGACGAGATCTTCGCTGTCTCCGACGCACAGATCCGGGCTGTCACCCAGGTGTCGACTGCCGCGTTCAAGGACGCCACCGTCAACATCGTCGGCGACCCGTACTCCATCGCTGAGCCCACCCCCGCCCTCGTCGCTTCGGTCGCGCCCCTCGACCCGCCGTCTGCGTGGTTCGAGAACCCCAACCTCACCGGCCCCACCAAGGTCCGGTACACGGAGGAGGGCCGCGTGTTCGGCCACCTCGCCGCCTGGGGGACCTGTCACCGTGGGTTCGACGAGTGCATCGCCCCGCCGATGTCGAACAACGACTACATGAACTTCCGTGTCGGCACCGTCCTCACCGAAGACGGCAAGGAGTTCCACACTGGCGTCATCACGATGGGCACCAAGCACGCCGGGAAGCGTCTCTCTGCTGCCGCCGCGCAGGCCCACTACGAGGACACCGGCACCGTGGTCGCCGACATCTGTGTCGGACACGACGACTACGGCATCTGGGTCGCTGGCGCGCTCCGGCCCGGCGTCACGGACGAGCAGAAGCGGGCCCTGCGGGCTGCTCCCCTCTCCGGTGACTGGCGTCCCGTGCAGGGAAACCGTGAACTGGTCGCCGCGCTGGCCGTCAACACGCCCGGCTTCCCGATCCCGGAGACGCAGGGCTACGTCGAGAACGGTGTCCCGCTCACCCTCGTCGCCTCCGGCATCGTCACAGACGAGATGGACGAGTCTCTCTCGATCGGCACCACGAAGATCGAGGTCCACCCGGAGGTCGTGTTCGGTGAGGACTGGAAGTACATCGCCGAGTTCGTGAACATGAAGAAGAAGGAGGAGGCGGAAGCGAAGGCTGCTGCCCTCCTCGCCGAGATCATGGGGGACTGATATGGCTTGCGCCTGTGGTGGAACGAAGACCCAGCGACCCCCAAGGTGGGTGCTGAACAAGCCGAACGGGGAGAAGGAGTTCTTCGGGTCCCGTTTGGAGGCTGACGCCCGTTACGTCGAGACTGGACGCACCGGCGAGATCAAGCGCGTCTGATACACATTCTCAGTCGGGGTGCTACCCTGACGACAACGCACCGCTGGCGGATGGGCCGGGTCAACTCCCAGGAGGAAACCCCATGAACATCCGCCGTTCGTCTCTCGTCGCGGGGAAGACGCGTTTCGTGCGTCTCGCCCAGTTCGACGAGCAGGCCGAGTTCGTCATCCCAGAGGACCTGTCGGGTCTCTCCGTGGAAGAGATCGAGTCGCTCATCACTGAGGCTCAGGAGGCTGCCCGCAGTCTCGCTGACCAGGAGCGCACCGCCGAGGTCGTCGAGGCTCTGACGGCTCTCGCTGAGGGTGTCCGCGCCCTGCGTACCGAGCGCGACGAGCGTGTCGAGGCTTCCTCGGCTGAGGAGGAGCGGGTCGCTGCTCTCCTCGCTGAGATCGTCCCTGTCGAGGAGGAGACCGTCGAGGTCACCGCCGAGGAGACGCAGGAGCCTGAGGCTGTCGTCGAGGAGGAGCGCGAGGAGGCTCTCGTCGCCTCCGGTCGGCGTGAGGTCCGGATCGCCCCGAACCTGCTCCGTCGCCGCACCCCCGAGCGTGAGGAGCCCCAGGCCCCGGCTCGCACCATCGCCGACTACGCCCGTGCGGCTGCCGACGTCGGTGGCGGGCTCTCCAACGGCCAGGCTCTCGACTACGAGGGCATGGGCCTCGCGGTGGAGAACCGCCTGAAGGGCTACAACCACCGTGCGTTCGAGAACGCGGCCAACACCGGCCAGGTCCTCCGCGACCGGTTCGGCACCATCATCATCGACAAGCCGGTCGACGACCGGTTCATCGTCTCCGACGCAGACTCCCCGGAGCGTGTCGGTGAGGTGTTCGAGCAGGCTGCCGACGAGTCGCGGCTGGAGGGCGGAACCCTCCTCGCCTCCGGTGGCTGGTGTGCCCCGTCCGAGACGCTCTACGACCTCTACGACATGGGCGAGTCCACTGAGGGGATGCTCGACACCCCCGAGGTGACCGTCCGTCGCGGTGGTGTCCGGTTCCCGCTGGCCGTCGACTTCTCCGGAATCTTCGGGTCCGTCGGCTGGGACTACACCGAGGCGCAGGACGCTGCCGGGAACTACAACGGCGCTGGCGGCGGGTCGAAGCCCTGCTTCCGGGTGTCCTGCCCGACCTTCACTGACGTCCGCATGGACGTCGAGGGTCTCTGCGTCCAGGCTGGCCTGCTGGAGCGGGTCGGCTACCCGGAGGTCATCGCGGACACCGTCCGCAAGACCCTCATCGCCCACGCCCACCGCATCAACGCGAAGAAGATCAACGCGCTGGTCGCCGGTTCGACCGCTGTCTCTCTCGCCGCCAGCCAGAAGGGCGCTACCGCCCCGATCCTGACGGCCATCGAGCAGCAGGTCCAGCACTACCGGTACAGCCACTTCCTGAACCAGAACACGGTCCTGGAGGCGGTCTTCCCGTTCTGGGTGTTCGGTGCGATCCGGTCCGACCTGTCCCGTCGTGAGGGCCTCGTCGAGTTCGACGTGTCCGACCAGCGGGTGCGTGGCTGGTTCGCCCAGCGCGGTATCCGCCCGCAGTTCGTCTACGACTGGCAGACCATCGCCGCCTCGGGTGCGAGCGGCGCGGGTGCGTTCACTGCCTGGCCGTCCAGCGTGAAGTTCCTGCTCTACAAGGCCGGAACGTTCATCGTCGGTGGCGCGGACATCCTCACCGTCGACACCCTGTACGACTCGACCCTCCTGGGCACGAACGACTACACGGCTCTGTGGACCGAGGAGGGCCTGCTCGTCGCGAAGCGAGGGCTCGACTCTCGTGTGGTGACCGTGCCGATCGAGGCAGACGGCGCGACCCACATCGGCATCGACATCACCGGTACGGGCGCCTGATCGGAAGTCAGGGCAGGGACCCAGCCCCATAGGGTCCCTGCCCTGACACCGGTCCTTTCAGTCTGAAACTGAGGAGAGAGAATGTCCGTCAACGTCGCCGCCCCAGACCGGAAGCCGTTCACGTCCGGTCTGTTCAGCGTCATCGACTTCACGAACCCGGCCCACTTCGCCACCGGCATCCAGTGGGAGGGTCTGGCGAACGTTCCTGTCTCCGGTATCGCCGACTACTTCGAGAACTGCGGCGTGAACCTGCAGGGTCTCCCCAAGAACTTCACCAACATCAACGACCAGGGCACCGCGAACGGGTTCACCGTCTACGGCGGCTACGCCTGCGCCCCTGTCGGCTACCCGCTGGAGTTCGCCTCTGAGCAGGCTGAACTGAACCTCGTCACCCGTGAGCAGTCCCGTGTGGAGCAGGCTCTGTGGACTGGCGACCTGCGGAACAAGCCGAACTTCACCACCGGCGTCAACGTGTCCGGTGGCCCGTTCTCGATGGTGACTGCGATCTCGAAGGCTGAGGAGTACATCGAGAAGAACTTCGGGTCTCTCGGCACGATCCACATCCCCCGCTCCGACGTCGTCTACTTCCTGAAGGACGGGCTCCTGAAGGTCGGCGACGACGGGGTCATCCGCACGGTCCTCGGGACCGCTGTCGTGGCTGGTTCCGGCTACCCGAAGGCCAACCCGATCTCCGGTACGGCAGGCCACTTCCTGGTCGCCACCGGAACCCTCACCGGCGCACGGTCTGAGGTGTTCCGTCCGTCTGCGAGGAAGGGCGACATCCTCGACCGGGGCCACAACCTGCTGTTCGGCATCGCGGAACGTACGTACTCGATCGGGTTCGAGCCCGCCACTGCAGCAGTGATCGAGTTCACGGTCACCTGACGGTGTACCCTAAGCACAACGAACGTCGCTGGCGGATGGGCCGGACTCCTCACAGAAGGAACTGACCCATCATGGCTACCAAGACCTACTCCCCGGTCCTCGGGAAGCGATTCCGCCTCACGGCGCTCGACGACTGTGGCAACGTCCCGGCCTCTGGTGCCGTGGGCAGTGTCGTCGTCTCCGACGGTTTCGTGTCCGTCACCCTGACCGCTGAGGTCGAGGACGGCGCGGAGATCATCACCAAGAAGGCTTCTGGCGCTCTGTGCGTCAACGAGATGACCGACTCCTCCTTCAAGCGGTTCACGCTGGAGATGGAGTACTGCGGTGTGAACCCGTCGGTCCTGGCGTTCATGACGAACGCGGAGGGCTACGAGGACTGGGCTGGCAACGTCGCCGGTATCACCGTCGGTGAGGGCACCATCAACAAGCGGTTCGCGTTCGAGTTGTGGACGGGTCTCTCCGGCCAGGCGTGCCCCTCGGGTGTCGCTGAGGCGTCGGGGTACCTGCTGCTGCCGTTCGTGAACGCTGGTGTCCTGGGCGACCTGGAGATCACCGGTGAGGACGCTGCGACGTTCTCTCTGTCGGGTGCGTTCACCAAGGGCGGCAACTCGTGGGGCGACGGACCGTACAACGTGGTCCTCAACGGGAACACTCCCGACCGTCTCCCGGAGGCGCTCGACCCGTTCGACCACTTCCTGCTCATCGACACTGGTGTGGCCGTCCCGGCTGTCACCGACGGGGCTGTCCCGTTCATCCCGGCTGCCTGAGGTTCGTCACTGCGGCCCCTGGCTTCTTAGTCAGGGGCCGCAGGCGAGCAGGAGGAGAAAACCATGTCGGGACTTTCGTCGAACATCGGCCGCTTCACGGTGACGATGCGTGGAGTCGCGGCCACTGCTGACTCCAACGACGCTGACACGATTCCGGAGGCGTACGGTCTGTCGGGCACGGTCGTGTTCAAGCCTGTCGGTATCCCGAAGGGCTACCTCGTCAACGACATCGACGTCGAGTTCATCATGCTCCGTACGGTGACGGCTCTGTTGTACAACGGCGAGATGTACGCCCCCGCCAACGGCCTCGCCCCTACTCCTGGGGAGATCCCGACTGTCGCACCTGGCGTGAACATCATCGCCCCTGTCCAGGCGGCGTTCGACCCGCTGTCCTGGTACTGGGTCGCGACTGTCGCCCCCGACGACTCACAGAAGGGTCAGTGGGCTGCGTTCTCTGTCCCGTTCACCGGTGTCCCCGACGAGGTAGTCGCTCTCGCTGAGCGTGCCATCCGGATCCCTCCGACTGGTGCCCTCGTGCAGCAGCCGAAGGTGTGGGTCCAGAACGGCACCGCCATCCCCGTGGAGGCTGTCGCGGGGCAGTGGATCCTCGACAAGACCACCAACAACCTCTACGTACTCGTGTGATTGGGGACTGACATGGTGACTCTCGTCTACATGGCGACCCTGGGTTCGACCTCCGGTTCCGGGGGCGGGTTCTCGGGGTCTGTGACGACCTCTCAGATCAGTGACATGACGGCGGTCGGCAAGCAGGTCGCCACCGCCGCCACCGCTGCTGCTGCCCGTACGGCGATCGGTGCTGGCACGTCGAACCTCGTCATCGGTACCACTGCGGGGACCGCGAAGGACGGGGCCTACGCTCCGGCGTGGACAGAGATCACCGCCAAGCCGACGTTCGCCACGGTCGCCACCACGGGTGCCTACGCTGACCTCACGGGTAAGCCCACCTACGCGACTGTCGCAACGACGGGTGCCTACGCCGACCTCACGGGTAAGCCGACGCTGGCGACTGTTGCCACTACAGGGGCGTATGCGGACCTGACGGGTAAGCCGACGATCCCCACCACCGCTGGCGAGGTCGGTGCCGTCCCCACCACTCGTACCGTCAACGGTCAGGCGTTGAACGCTAACGTCACCCTGACGAAGACAGACGTGGGACTCGGGAACGTCGACAACGTCTCCGACGTCAACAAGCCTGTCTCCACTCCGCAGGCGAACGCCTACATGTCGGTGACGCCGTTCGGCTACGTCCTGCGGTACAACACCTCTACCGGCTGGCCTGCCCGCACCACGAAGCCGTCGTGGTGGACGGGTTCGATCTGCTACGCCGCAGACGACGTGTCGCTGGCTCAGGGTGTGGTGCCTTACCCGACTGACCGGATCGTCAACGACACGCTGCTGTACCGCGCCGGTGTGATGGTCGGCGGCTGACATGGTCGCGAGTCTGCGGTGGACTGGAAGCCAGTGGGACCCGTACCTGTTCAACACAGGCGGGGCTGTCACCGACCCCGGAAGTCGTGACGGGCTGATCCCCGAGTTCTTCTTCCCTGACGCCACGAACACAGGGCACATCACGCCGAGGGCGCAGATGGCGACCGTCACGGGAAACATCTCATGGGGTGCGGAACACGACAACATGACGATCACGAAGACGATCTTCACTGGTCGTCTGAAGGTCGACTGCCAGAACCTGACGTTCCGGGACTGCATCTTCGAGGGCGCTATCCCCAACGACACTGCTTCTCTGTCGGTGTGGATGCCGGGTCTGCGTCCCCTGAACGTGAAGTTCATCGACTGCACGTTCAAGCCTGCGAACCCCGACCACGCCTCGCACTGTTTGATGGGCCACCACTTCACTGCGACCCGCTGCGAGTTCACTGGCGGTGTCGACGGTGTGTCCCCGGTCGCGCCCATCGACACGAACTACCGGTGCGACGTCAGGCTGGAAGGCTGCTGGATCCACGACCTCGCCTACTTCTCCCCCGACTCGTTCCACCCGGCTGCTACCGACAACCAGACCCACAACGACTGCATCCAGTGGGGTGCCGGTAAGGGCCTCGACGTGGTGGGCTGCCGCCTCGAAGGGTTCGCTGACCCGACCATCGGTGACGCCGACAACCCGTCCGTCGACTCGGGCACCACCCACATCTCCGGTAACAAGTCCTACCCCAGTCTGTCTGTGGGGTCCGGCCTGATCCCCGTCTGGGCTGCCCCGCAGTCCCGGTACATCAACAGTCCCCTCGGTGACCTCACCTTCACCGGCAACTGGGTATCCGGTGGGTCCATCGGCGTCAACATGGGTGCCGCACACGACGGCGGCACCAGCACGACGTTCTTCACCGCAGGCGACGCGTTGATCACCCGCAACAAGTTCGGTTGGGACTTCCTCAACGGGCAGGACTACATCGTCAACCACTACGCGGGCCAGAGTTTCACCTACACCGGCAACTACCGGTGGGGCGGCTCGCACCCGAAGTGGCTGCACGGTGACGTCACTACCGGAGTTCTCGGCAACGAGGACATCATCGACCCGTGGGACACTTCAGTGCCCTTCACCATCCTGAAGTGACCTGAGGAGAGGAATAGACCATGGTCAAGGACTTCGTCCAGACCTTCGAGGGCGGTGCAGACGGCACGAACGTCACCGTCACCTCGTCTGGCGGTACGGGTGGCGACGCGTTCAACCAGATCATCCTCAACTCCGGCACAGACGTCAGCAGCGCCGGTAACGCGTTCTTCACCCACGCCTCGGCTGCCGCGATCGTCGGCGCGCGTGGTGCGGCATGGAACGTCTCCACCGTCACGAACAACTCCTACGCCGTCTGGCTGATGCCTACCGGTAACGGTCGCCGTGCTGTGATGCGCTACCCGATCAGCATCCCGTCGAACCCGGCTGTCACCCAGATCCTCTCCCGCATCGACACCCAGTCCGGTCTCTTCTCTCAGTTGAAGATCAACACGTCCGGGAAGTTGACCATCTCGGCTGGGTCGCCGAACACGGACATCGTCGCGTCCACTTCGACGTTCACGCAGGCGTTCAACACGCGGTACTGGCTCGAACACGCCATGACCATCGGCACCACCACCAGCAACGGTGTCGTCGAGTACCGGCTGATGACCAACTCGAAGACAGACGGCACGGGTGTCGACACGATCGTCGCCTCCTACACGAACAGTGCCGTCAACAACGGTACGGACACCGAGTTCGGTGGTTCGGTCAGCCGGTTCCGGTTCTACAGCCCGTTCTCGAACTCCGGCTGGTCCACCATCCAGACCGACCTGTGGCGTGCCCGCGTCACCAGCAACTTGGGTGACTTCCTCGGCCCGTACGTGAACGTCACCCCTCCGACCACCACCATCGTGGGAACCAACAACCGGTCGGTCATCATCGGCGGCACGGTGGACGGCACGTCGCCGTACACGTTCTCTATCTCTCAGGTCAGCGGCCCTGCTGGAACCGCGACTCTGATCCCCGGCACGGCGAACGCCTGGTCGGTGCCCACCCCGAGCGGTACAGCGGCTGTGTGGCGGGTGACGTCAGTCGACTCTGACGGTACCGAGTCGACTGACGACTACACGGTCCCTGCGGGTACTGGCGGTACGCCCCCGATCGGTGTGAAGAAGTGGGGTGGCACTACATGGGATCAGTGATTCTGAGGCTACTCTCAGATGAAGGAGGTCGATCATGAGCGGACCGTGCGAGTGGAACGTGTCTTACGCTGCCGCGCAGGGCTGCAACGCGATCACTGACCTCCCGGCTGACGAGCGTCTCGTCTTCGAGATGATGGCGGTCCACTACCTGTGGCGTTGGACGGGGACGAAGTTCGGCACCTGCCCGGTTACTGTCAGGCCCCAGCGTGCCGACTGCGCCTCCTACAACTCCTTCAGCGGCGGTGTCCCCGCGTTCCTACCTGGCGAGGGGGCACCGTGGACTCCTGCCCTGGTCAACGGCCAGTGGTACAACATCGGCTGCGCTTGTGGTGACCTCTGCTCCTGCGACCACGTCGAGCAGATCACCCTGCCTGGTCCGATCGACTCGATCGAAGAGATCGTCATCGACGGCATGGTCCTCGCCGCCCACACGTACCGGGTCGACAACGGGAACCTGCTGGTGCGGATCGACGGTGAGTCGTGGCCCACCTGCAACGACCTGTCGCAAGACTCTGCTGTCGGCACCGGTGGCACCGGAACCTGGCAGGTCACCTACAAGCAGGGCCTTCAGGTCCCCATCGGCGGGCAGGTCGCGGCCGGTATCCTCGCCACCGAGTTCGCGAAGGCCGCTACCGGCGACAAGGACTGTGCCCTGCCGAAGCGGGTCCAGTCTGTCTCACGCCAGGGCATCACGGTCGCCATGCTCGACACGTTCGACGACATCCAGGTCGGTCACACCGGCATCTGGCTGGTGGACTCTTGGGTGGCGTCCGTCACGAAGGCCCCTCACCACTCTCGGGTGTACTCGCCGGACGTGAAGGAATCTCGGCGTACTACCTGGCAGACCTGATCGCCGGAGGAGAGAAGTCATGTCTCAGAAGGCGGTCACGGTGCTGATCTTCCTCGTCGCAGCGCTGTTGGCGGTTGTGGTCCTCGTCGGGTTGGCCCAGAAGATTCTTGACGTTACAGGTGTAGCCGTAGCCTTGTGTTCAGTGTTGACTGGAATCGTTGGTGGAGCCTTCCTCCGGTCGAAGAACAACAACAACGGCGACGGCGGCGGTAAGTCATGACCGTGATCCTCGTCGGCGTACTCGGGTTTGCGCTGGGCGTACTTGTGGGCATCGTCATGGATGATGCCTGGGAGTTGCTCTGGCCTGGAAGGAAGTTCAGGATGCCGTTCTCTACTCGCCCCCACAGGATCATGTCGACCCTGCTGCTGATCGCGCTGGTAGGGAACCTCGCCACAGGGGTTCTCCTGTTCATCACGCGCTCCTCAGCGAACGACTACTACGCCTGTATGGCGCAGTGGCAGCAGGACCAGGCGAAGGCCCAGAACTCACGCGTTCAGACGAACATCCCGGTTCAGGCTGCCCTAGACGACATCGTCAAGGCAGTCGACAGCCGCGACAACGAAGCGATCGGGAAGGCTGTCCACGCCTACGTCGCCTTGCGCCAGGACCAGATCGCGGTGCAGAAGAAGAACCCGCCTCCCCCGCTGCCGTCGAACGTCTGCGGCAACCCAGAGTTGGTGCGGCGATGATCAGCGCCGACATCCTCCGTTGGACCAACGTCGTCCTCTCTTCCATCGTGGTCATCCTGCTGATCATGGGTGCGATGCTGCGGTGGGAGCCGATGCCGAAGCGGATCAAGATGATGGCCCCGTGGGTGATCGCCACCTACGCGGTCATCGCCTACGGCTCCGGTGAAGCCGCCCACGCTTCCAACGTGCAGCCCGGCTACCGGGTGTTCCTGATGATGCTGGTCCTCATCGGGCTGATCATCGCCTGCCTGTTCCACATGAACGACCCCGACTACAGCTACACCGGCCCACTTGGGCCTAAGATGGACGCGAACAGTTTCAGACTGAAAGTTCCAGGAGAGACCATGAAGATCTTCGGACGTGAACCGGCTGCTGTCATCGCCGCGATCCAGGCGCTGCTCATCATGGCAGTGTCTTTCAAGTGGCTCGACTTCCTCGGCCTCCACACCCAGAACGACGTGATGGCGGTCGTGGCTGTCCTCGCGTCTGCTGCCGCCGTATTCCTGGCGTACAAGACGACGGGCACGATCCTGTCGCCTGTCCTCGAACTGTTCAAGGCTCTCGCTGCGGTCGGGGTGATCTACGGCCTGTCGCTCACCACTGAGCAGACCGGTTTCGTACTCGCCACCATCACCGCCATCGTCGGCCTGTTCAACCGGACCCAGGTGTCTCCGCTCGTGAAGGGCACCTTCGACATCGACAACAACCGGGTCTGAGAGGACTGTCATGGCGCACTACCTGACCAACCGAGGAAAGTTGCTGCTCGTCCAGGGGGCGTGGGACGACAACGCGGCCGGGACGATCCGGGTAGGGCTCCTGTCAGGTTCATCGGTTCCTGCTGCGATCACGCAGGCCAACGTCAACACGCTGAACACGATCACTGACCTGAAGGCCCTGTCTGGTGTCTCCGAGATCGCCTCGGCTTGGTACACCGGTCAGGGCACTTCGGGGCGGCTGTCCCTGTCTCGGTCGAACGCTGCTGAGGACGACACCAACAACAGGGTGAACCTCGACGCTGCTGACCTGACGTGGACGTCGGCGACGGCTGGGGACAACGTGTGGGGTGGTTTCGTGTACGACGCCACCACCGACACCTCCGACACGACCCGCCAGTTGATCTCGGTGATCGTGTTCCCTGCGGTAATCCCGACGAACGGCTCGAACCTGACGATGGCTATCGCTGACCTGTACCGCGCCACGTAAGCCGGAAGTCTTCTGCCGTGGTCAAGGACTTCATCCAGACGTTCGAAGGCGGCACCAACGGCAGCAACGTCACTGTCGGCAACTCGGGTGGTGCCGGTGGTGATGCGTTCTCGCAGATCATCCTCAACTCGGGGACCGATGTCTCCACTGCGGGTAACGCGTTCTTCACCTACTCGTCGTCGCAGGCCATCTTCGGGTCGATGGGTGCGGTCTTCACGACCTCGGGTGTCACGAACAACTCCTACCCTGTCTGGTTGATCCCGACGGGCCACGGCAGGCGTGCGGTCCTGCGGGTCCCGTTGATCATCCCGTCGAACCCTGCGGCTACGACGATCCTGACCCGAATCGACACCCAGGGCGGCTTGTTCTCTCAGGTCAAGATCAACACCTCAGGCAAGTTGACCATCTCTGCGGGTTCGCCGAACGCCGACATCGTCGCGTCTACTTCGACGTACAACTTCCCGTTCAACACCCGGCACTGGCTGGAACACGCGGTCACCATCGGCACGACCACTGCCAACGGCGTAGTCGAGTACCGGCTGGTGACGAACTCCCGCGCCGACGGAACCGGGACAGACACTGTTGTCGCGTCGTACACCAACAGCGCCCAGAACATGGGCACGGACACCGAGTTCGGTGGCAACGCGAGCCGGTTCAGGGTCTACTCGCCGTTCGCTGCGTCGAACTGGACAACGCTCGGCACTGACCTGTGGCGG